GTACTTGAGGACATGGAACACACCCTAGACGACCACATCTCAGAGGCTCTTAGCTTCTTGGGGTTTGGGTTTAGTTTCTTTGAAGTGGTTTATAAGCGTAGGTCTTCACAGACTACCTTGAACCCTAAGAAGAAGACTAAGTTCCCTGATGGCCGTATTGGTGTCCGTAAGCTGGCCTCTCGTGCTCCTTGGACTGTCTCTCGCTTTGAAGTGGATCAGAAGACTGGTGACATCTTAGGTATGTACCAAGACACAGGTATGGCCTTCTCAGATGGTGCTCACTTTATCCCTACCAACAAAGCTTTGTACTACCGCACCACAGTAATTAACAATGATCCTTCTGGTCGTAGTATTCTTCGTAATGCCTACACTTCTTACAAGTACCTTAACAATCTCCAATCCATTGAAGCTATTGCTGTAGAGCGTGAACTTGCAGGTATCCCTGTAGCTCGTGTACCTGCTGAATATCTCTCTGCTGATGCTAGTGCAGATCAAAAGGCTTTCTTAGGTAATATCCAACAAATCCTTAGGGACGTAAAGTTTAACGACCAAGGCTACATTGTACTCCCTTCGGATAACTACCCAGATAAAGAAGGCGCTCCTAGTGGCCAACGTCTTGTAGACATTGAGCTAATGAGTTCTTCAGGCACTCGTAACATTGACATTGACCCCATTGTACGGAGATACCAGCATGACATTGCAAGAAGTGTTCTATCTGAGTTCCTTATGCTGGGTGGTGGTAGCACAGGCTCCTATGCCCTTTCTAAGTCCAAGACTGACTTGTTCCTACGTGCTCTTGAGTCTTACATCCAGACAATCGTAGACGTCCTTAATAAGCAAATGGTGGAGAAGCTCTGGGACTTGAACGGTCTTGACCCTAAGCTAATGCCTAAGATTATTGCTGGTGATGTAGCTCCACACGACCTTAAAGAATTGGGTAGTTATCTCCGTAACCTTAATGGTGCAGATATTAACCTAGCTTCACAACCTGATATTGTAGATGCACTCTTGGCTAACGCTGAACTGCCTACTCTGGACAGGGAACTTTATGAAGCTGACCTAGAGGCTGAACGTAGGATTGCCAATGCTAAGGCTAATCCCCCTGAACCTGCACAAGAGGTAGAGGGTAAATGACTACTTGGTCCAGAAAGAACTATGAAGTTCCTGAGGCTAGATTAGTCCAAGCGGAGAGGGAGATATACCAAACTTTCGGTGATATGGTGTCTATAGATGCTAAAGCAAAGTCTCTCATTAAGTTTGGTAAGTCTGCCCCTCTCAATGCCGACACTATGGCTACAGTTTGGACAGTTAATAATAGCCATGAGACTTATGTCTCTACCAACACTATTGATAGTATCTCTTCAAGTTCTGTCCTAGATGGGGAAGAAATATACATCGAAGGTCACACAGTGACGGGTACAGGGTTTGATCAGAAGTTCACCTTTGTAACTCAAATTATAAACCTTAATGGACGGACAAGAGTAGTCCTACCTATTCCTTTGGCTAGGGTGTCTATTGCCATTAACAACAACGGTAGCCTCCTTCAAGGTCGTGTTGTAGTTTATGAGAATACTGCCCTGACGAATGGTGTACCTACAGACCTCACCAAGATACACATAGACATCCCATTAGGGTTTCAAGAGTCCTTTAAGGGTGCCACTACTTTCAGTGACACCGACTACTACATCCTCACAGGGGGCTTTGGTGGTGTGTCAGGTAAGCAAGCTGCTGCTGTAGACTTCTACCTAGAAACCAGACTAGCAGGTAGGGTGTTTGTTCAGAAGGCCGCTGCATCAGCTAACTCTGTAGGTAGTAACTGGAATATCAACCTAGACCCTGCAATCATAATTCCTAGAAATACTGATATACGTATTGTAGCTGAGTCTGACTCTAATAACGCAGTGGTGTTTGGTAGTTTCCAAGGTTACTTAGCAAAGGTTGTAGGTTAATGCCTTATTCTTCCGTTAGTGATGTACCATCAAATATCCCCGAAGGCAAGAGAAGTCAATTCCGACAAGTATTCAATTCTGTATTCGCAGATACCAAAGACGAAGGAAAAGCTATGGCTGCTGCTTACAGTGCAATCTCTAAGGCTCGTTACGCTAATGACATCTTCACCACAGAAGGTGAGGCTAAAGCTCGTAGCATGGATATGGGGCTAGATGGTGTAGTTCACGTATCTACCTACGATGGAAAGCTGTATACATGCCCGCTGAGAGCCACGAGGCTTATTTGGCATACTACCTACCTGAAGGTAACACTGAGGCCCTCAGTGAGGCTGAGGAAGGCTCTGATGACGATGAGAACGAGCCTGATGACATGCGCTTAGAGGCTCTACGGGTCATCGTCCAAGAGGTGATGAAGGAAGAGTTCGCCAAGGCTGAATACCAAGGCGAGAAAGTTACCCTTAACAAGCCACGAAGAACTAAGGGCGGACCTAAGAAGTTTGAAGTCTTTGTTCAAGATGGTGACAAGGTAAAGCGGGTAGCCTTTGGCGATCCTAACATGGAAATCCGTAGGGATGATCCTAAAGCTATATCCAACTTTCGCGCACGTCACAGTTGCGATAGTTGGAAAGACAAGACCTCTGCTGGGTATTGGTCCTGTAGAATGTGGGAGGCTAATATC